CAGGCCCTGTGCGCTTGCGGATTGATCGCTTGCTAAGGGTACTGTCATTTTGTTTAGTGATGCACTTGCCATTTGTTATCTCCTGTTGTGTTTATTTACCTAGAACGAGGGCTGAAAAATCAGCCCCCGATTGTGTTAGCCCCCAGCTGCAATCTCGCCTGTGTTCTTGATGCGCAAAGGAATATAGATAAATTCCACTGCTTTTACAGGCTCTATCGCAATGTCAACATACAATTCATTGGCATCAATACGTGCAGGAGTGTTGTTGCTCAAGTCACAAACCACCAGGTAATCATACAAGGCACGCTTGGCCACCAGGTCTATCATCAAGCTGTTGACAGTATTGGTGATTTGATTGCGTGTGATTGTGTCATTGGGTTCAAACAAATACAGTTTGCCAATTTCTTCCAGGCGTCCGCGCAAGAATGCCACTAATCGTGCCACGTTGATGCGATCCAAGGCAGTGGTCACTGTGCTGGATGTCTTGTTGCCAAAGTTAGTGATACCAATTCCTGGAATGAACGTGATTGGATTGATGTTGCGCTCATACAAGATGTCACGTACTGATTGGCTCACACCAATTTGCTCAAACTCACCGGTCAGTGCATTGATGTAACCAATTGACAAGGCATTGTCAACCACTCCGCGGCGTGTGCCTGCTGGTGCAAACCATGGAAAACTGGCTGCATCTGAACGCAGAATTGTGCGTACCATCATGTGGCTTGGAGGTTGTACAACTGTGTTACCGCCAAGGTCAGTGGTCTGACAGCTGGGATAGAACACACCGCAATATTGACTGGTGGCTGAATTGCCGTCCCCTTGAGGCTGTCCCAGGCCGTTGTTGTCTGTGGCAAATGCCACCAGACTAGTGCCATCTGGGCCCAGACGCATGGGTGTGTCACCAACCACAAACAAGGTGTTGTTGCGTTCATTGCCAAGAGCAATCATGTTGGGTGTGAGTTCTGGATAGCCAGGTGTGGCCAGTATGTTGTACTGTGTTTGATCCTCACGGGCTGTGGTGCTGGTGTCAATGCCACTCTTGAGTGCTTGCACAACCAATTGGCGTTGTGCCAGGCGACCCGAATACATGGCTCCGTCGTCCCGGTTGCCTGATGCTGTGAGCCAGGTATTGAGAACCAGGTCATCCCAGTATGTGGTATTGCTTGGGGCTTGATTGGCTGTGGGGGCCAAGATACAAACATAGATAGCACCATTGTAACTCACAAAGTCATTGTAAGCATAGGTTGTGCTGGCAGACCATGCGTCAATTGCATAGTCAGTAGCTGTGGTTGTGAAGTAGTTGCTTTGGAAACTCTTGACATTGTAACCTGAACGACGTGTGTTGAACAACAAAGTACCTTGTGCATACAGTGCAGAATCTGGACGATCTGGATCCAGATAATCACTCACCAGCAAATCTTCAATGCTGGGTTCAGGATCTGCCACAGGATCTGTGGTACCATTGGGCGCCCATCGTGCATCCGCAAATAAAATACCATTCTGGGTGACCTGGTCTGTGGTGTCAATTTCCACCCATTGTTGAATGGTGTTGACTGGTTGCCAACGATACAACTTGGGATAGTTTTCCAAGTCTGAAGTATCAATCCACAAAGTACCATTTGCCAATGGACTTTCTGTGTCAGTTGTGGTAGAATTGGTTTGTGTGGTAGGTGCTGTGGCTGAAATAATTGGGCCAGTGGCATTGGTCAAAGTCAAATCGTAACCACGAACATCGTTGGTCACATTGCGATAACCTTGCCATGTGCCATTGTCCTGGATCATGATGTCAGCATCACTCACAGAACTGTAGTACCACAAACGTCCGTCTGCAGGATCCTGATCTGGAGCAGTGGTACTGGCTGTGTAGGTAAACAGCGGAGCGGTTACAAAGTTGCTGAGTTGGAGTCCTGAGCCAGTAAATGGGTTCACCACTTGATCAGGGGCGCCTACTATGAAACCAGCAGTAGTTACTGGAGTACCAGCGTTGTTGTTTAAAAATATTACACCTCCAGCTGAATGAGTAAACACAATGTTACCTGCTGTGTTCACGCTGGCTGTGACATAGGGATTTCCTGCTGCAGACACCGCAGTGATAAAATCACTCACAGTTCCAGTTCCGCCAATGGTGACAGTGGCTTCCAATATCGTGGTTGTTCCAGGTTCAGTGGAATTAAGGAAAAAACTTTGAGCAACTGCTGAAATCGGTGCAAATGCGGTTCCTGTAGGCACAGTGGTACCAGTTATTATTGTTTCGCCCGCCACATAGCGTTCCCGAATTGAAAATGCTGCGGTGGGAATTGTGGTATACCAGTTAAGAGCCTCGAATACAGTAAAAGTGGTGCCTGCAGGAATATTTTTACCGCCGCCTGTAGGATCAAGGACAATAGTAGGATTATTACCAGGATAAGCTGGCGCTTGCTGTGTGACAAAAGTGTCAAGTGCGGCACTGTATTTCTTGAGTGATATGTTCAGTCCGTTGTTGGCTGTGCTGAGATTCTGCCAAATTGAACCAGTGGGTCTGGCATCTAGTGGATCAATACCTGACCCTGAGATCCATTTGGGTTGTTGATAACTGAACCCAGGAAAATAGTCTGGCGCAGGATATTGCCCTACGGTGATACCCAGTGTGGTAAGTAATCCTGCACTGTTTCCTTGTTGAATTTCAATAAAACCATTGCTGCTCAACGTTGAATTGTCTGTACCAGCTGTGGAGTCTGCATAGATATACAGTTGATTGCTCACAGCTGCAGCTGAAAAACCCAGGCTTGATCCGACAGTTGTGATAACAGCGGCCAGGCCTGCTACAGTGTTAGTAGCACCAACTGTGACTGTCTGACCATTGATGATCATGGTGTTACCCACAGTCAACGTAGTAGTAACAGCATTGGTTCCTTCAACTGTAGGCCAGGCAGTTTTCCAGGCGTTGCTGCCCAGTTGCACCCAGGTGTTGTTGGATTTTTTGTAGTATTCAAAAATATCAGCGCCAATTGCTGTCACAGCATAGTCACCAATTGCTCCAATGGTGGCCAAGGGCGTGTTGTCAGCAATTAAATTGGTGCCATTACCACCAACCACATCAGTGGTGTCGGTAATCACTGTGGGAGTTTGAAGGTCAAAAGTGGCTGTGGTTGCGTTCCACTCAAAAATACCCCAGGTGCTGACTGAAGTATCCAGCCAGTAGGTTCCGTTGGCAGCATCGCCTGTTGGGCGAGTTAAACTGGCAGTGAGTTCTGTAAGGTCCACATCAGCCCGTTGCACATACGCACGGTTAGTAACCCCCAGCGCCGAGTAAGCAGCCAACAGGCCGTATTCGTTGAGTTCGTAACCGTTGATTGGAGTACCAGTTGTGGTGTTGTAGAAGAATGGCACACCAAATGTAGCTGCCAAATCACGCTGACTGGTAATCAAATATGTTTTGTTTGCATTAGCGGCCAGTGTACCGGCTGCCACGGTGATTCCGTTGCTGGATACTTTGTTTTGTGCTGTGGCAACCACAAAGTAAGGTACTGTGTTGACGGCTGAAGGGATATATTGACTTTCGTCAATTACTGTTACTTCTACGCCTGGTGATACTAGAGCCATAATGGATTCCTTTTCAAGTTCTAATATTTATTGACAAGTGTCAAAAACACCCAGTTTGACCGACCTACATATAGGTTCGTATACTAAATACCCCATGAGACCGTTTTGCAAAGTATGTGGGGTTTTGCCTCGCGCGGTGGCCTACCACAAATATGACCGTGTGTACTACAGATCAATGTGTACTGCTTGTCAACGTCGGGGGCGTCGACAGAAAGTACCTGTGCCACGGTGGCAGTTGGACGGCTACAAGAAAAAACCCGCATGTGACAAATGCGGGTTCAAAGCCAGATATCCCAGTCAGTTATTTGTTTTTCATGTTGATGGTAATTTAACCAACAGCGGACAACGCAATTTACGAACTGTGTGTTTGAACTGCGGTGTGGAGGTAAAACGCAGTGATGTTACCTGGCGTCGGGGCGATCTTGAACCGGACTAGTGACCAGTGATTTGACCTGCTGATACAAGTCATCTAGGGTGCCGTTGTTGTCTAGCACCACATCAAATTCCGTGCCAACCCAGGCAGTTTCACTTGCATGAATTCCTAGTTTTTCCAGTTTGCGATGGCTGATTGACCAGGTTGAGTTGCCGTTGGCACCACGGTTTACACTCAGTGCGGCGTTGTACCAAGCAGGTTCAGGACCACGAACGACTCTAATAACCCGGCCACCAGCACTTTTGATAGCCTTAATTTCGTTGGGAAAACGACAGTCTGAAATTACCACATCATCTTGACTGTGACGCAGTTTGTTTTCTAAACTGGCAATCCAGATGTCGTCATGAAATCCGGCTCTGCACACTTCTGTGCCCCAGTACTGCAAGATCCAGCGCGGGGTCAGCGTAGGCATGTGCAGGCGTTCTGCCCACCATGGATCCACTTGTTCACGCCATTCACGGGCTTGTTTGGTTCGCCCTTCTAGCATGGTTCTGTCCCAACCAAACACTTGTGCCACAGCATCTTTAAGGGTTGATGCAAAACTTTCCCTACGAAAATGATGTAAATTAACAAGATAGTCGGCAATTGTATCCTTGCCTGACCCAATAAATCCGCAGATGCCAATGATCATTTGAGTTCCTTTACGTTGAGGTGTTGAAGTGTTGTTTGCACCATGCCAATCTGTCTGCGGCAGTCTTCCAGAGCATGGTGGCTGGTGGGAGGGATAGGCAGTTCAGGCCATAAGCTAAACACTGTACGGCTGTCACGCACCTGGTAGTATTTCCAAGGAAGGGGCTTGTTGTAGCTCTTGTAGGCATGTTCAAGAATGTTCATGTCATAAGTTGGACCTTGGGCCCAGATCAGCTTGGCGTGCCAAATCAACCGACCTAGTTCGTCTAGTGCTTGATCTAGTGGGATTCGATCTTGTTCCCCAAATGCTTCTTCTCTGGCGTGAGCGGGTTGAGTTGCCCACCAGGCTACTGTGCCATCGTCGATAGAACGATTTTCCTGGCTTTCTAGCGTTACTCTAGCATAGTAATGTCGGTCGTAATGCCCTGACCCAAACGGATCAAATGCCTGAGCGGCTATGGTAAGGATAGTGGTGTCGGGGCCAGTTGCCAAGCCTTCAAGATCAATCATCAAGTGCATTTGATGATTGTAACACAACTGCAATAGTTTGTCGAGTAGCGTTTAACCAATTACCCAGGTGAGTGGCTGACTACCATCCACATACATTTTGAGATCTTCTATTTTGGCATCCATGATGGCTTGCCCTTCTGATTTCATTGCGGCACCGTTCAGTTGGCCACCGCCCTGTGGTCCAGCAATGGTTGAGAACTTTTCACGTGCTTCACCAATGATCATTTTACAAGCACCTACCATGTAG